CCGCGGCCAGGTCGGCCGGCGCTGGCGATCGATGTTAATCCCACCAACGGCAACGGCACAAACGGCCACAAACCCCAAGATTAACCTTGCCTTCCTACACTACTGGTGTACACTTCCGGTGTGCTGAATAAATGCCAGCGTTGCGGGTGGGAATGGCTCTCACGGGATCGGCAAAGCGTTCCCAAGCGCTGCGCTCGGTGCAAGTCTCCGTACTGGAATGCAAAGCCCCAAGTCAAAACTGAATCAGACAAAGCGGTTGAGAAGGCGATAGCGCCGGAGTCCGCAAAGTGTCGGCACGATTACGGCCCGAGGGCTTGTCCCTTTTCACTCTGCCCAAACTACAAATGGAAAGAGGACGCCAATGCAGGGACACGGACATGTAGGAGAGTTGCCGCAAGTAGAGCTCGAGCTACCCAACCCGATTGAGAAGCACACGGCGGATTCTAAGTGGCAGTTCTGTAACTGCAAAACCTGCCAGACAAAACGGCTGACGCTCGATTCGCTCCCGGGCAAACCGATCGATTACGCAACCTATCGGCGGAAAGACGAAAAGTACTGATGCGCTGCCGCTATCATGTCAACGTGGAATTAGTTGCCCTGACAGATGATGACTCTAGGCTGCTGAAGTGTCCCATTCCGGGCTGCCGTGTGGTGGCGATAAACTACGATGCGAACCGGCGAGAATCTTACTGGTGCCGCATCTGCAGGACTGAAGCAGTAGCGCATGCCGGCGGATTGTGCGGGCCGTGCGGCGCGGCGTATCGGCTGAGGCATCCCGACGCAAGGTTAAAGGCGCATCGTGCCGGAGCACTACACTAAAAACACGCTTGAGTGCACGGCCTACTGCAATCGGTGCGGGGCGTTCACTCAGCACAGGGTCGATACCGGGCGGCGCGGTCCCTGCATTCCCTGCATAAAGAAACGGGAAGCAGACAACGAAGTGGAACGGATTCGCCGCGGACTCGAGCAGGAGCAGAAAGCAGAGCGGGACAAGGAGCAAGGGAAACTGTTCTAATGCTCGAAGCCCCACAGCCCGAAGCCTTACGCATCAGCGATTTCTACAAGCCATTTCCGCCACAGCCAGGCCGGGACTATTCCCCTCAAGAGCGGTTCCACAGTTCGCCTGCGCGGTTCAGGCTGCAGGTGGGCGGGTTCGGGAGCGGCAAGTCGCTCGCGATGATCTGGGAAGCGGTGTTTCACTGCCTCGAGTATCCCGGGTCTAACGCGCTCATCATCCGGAAAACAATTCCGGACCTCAAGCGCACGGTGATCGACAAATTCCTCGCATGCATCCCGAAGAACCTTTACCAGACCTACAACCATACGGACCATATCGTTTACTTCTGGCCGGACCCCAAGACCGGAGCGCAAAGCAAACTCTACTTGTCGGCCTGCGAGCGGGATGCCGACGTCGGCAAGTTTCTTTCGACCGAGTACGTGTTTATCGGATTCGAGGAGCTCGGGGAGTTTAGCTTCGCGGTGTGGGACGCGCTCGAGGGCCGCAATCGCTGCCCGGTGCCAGGCAGCCGGCCATGCATGGTAGGAACGACTAACCCGATGGGCGTGGGCTGGAGTTGGATTAAGAAACTATGGATCGATGGGCTTTGCAACCACAAGGTAAAGCGGGGACATTTCTGCGAGGCGTGCGGCGGGCTGGCGATCGTGGACATGAGCAAGGTTGTGGCGCTGCTCGGCATCGACGCGGAAAAGTTCAACGCTGCGGACTACGAGTACATCCACTCGACGGTGGACGATAATCCGGTATATGCGAACAACCGGGAATACATCGCCACGCTCGAGAAGTCTCCGAACCGCGACCGCATCCGCTGGGGCAAGCTCGACGCCATGAGCGGGCTGTACTTCGAGAACTGGGATCCGACACGGCACATGCGGTTCAAGGAAGAGTTTATTTTCCAGGCGTGGCAGCCGGTGTGGGTGGGCTGGGATTACGGGTTTGGGCATTACGCGTACATCAATTTCATGACTAAGGCGCTATTCCGCGATCCGGTGCGCCAGGCCATGCGGACGGTCAACGTCACCATGCGGGAACTGGTGCTGCACAAGAATACTCCGCGGGAGCAGGCGGAAGCGCTGATCATGGCCATTCCGCGGCTGCCCGAGGAACAGGGCGGGGGCTTCGCGTGGCAGGTCGAGCAAATACACTTCTCTTGGGAGCGGTTCATCAAGACCACCGGGGATTTCACCGTGGCGGACGAGGTGAGCGGGATTCTGCAGGCCGCCGGGCTGCCCGGGGTAACGCGGTCGAATACCGATCGCATTGCCGGCTGGCAGAAAATGTTCGACCTCTTGGACACGGACGACTGGTTCGTGCTGACCGATTGCCCGGTACTCTGCGAATCGATTCCCCTGCTGCAACGTGGAAATGGTGTGAATTGCTCGGTAGAAGATGTGGTAAAGCCAAAAGGAATCAGTTTAGCGGATGACGTGGGCGACGGGTCGCGGTATGCTATCGCCGGAAGTTTGCTGGACGAGGCCGACAAGCCTAGAGATGTGAAGTTCCAAGAGGAGTTGGCGCGCATCAAGGATCCCATGGCGCGGCACGTTCGGGCAATGCGCGAATACTACGCAGATCAGAAGAGACAGAGGCAAGGCCCGAAACCGCCGAGCCTGCCAACCTGGGCTGCGAAACTGAGGCCGCAATGAACCGTCGAGGATTTATCGGGATGCTGTTCGGCGCCGGCGCGGGAACGCTGGTAGCGCCAAGCATGGTGTGGCCATTCCGGAAAATCTTCCTGCCTGCAGCCCTGCCGGAGTTTGACCTGGCGATTCCGGATGAGTTCTTTGCCGACACACCATTGCTCAAGGCGACGATGGACCGCATCACAAATCTACAGATGGAAGAGTTTCGCAAAGAAATTCCGATTATGTTCAAGAGGGCGGACCTCTTCGCGGAGTTCTTCTCTGGGCAGTTTGTTCCCGTGGTGCGGTGCTACAAACCTTTTCGGATTCCGTTTAAGTGGAAGGAGTCAACCCAGCATGAAACACAAGACAGCGATGCTCGCATTCTTACTCTGCCTCGCCTGCCCGCTTTCCGAGGCGGGTCCGATACAGTGGATTAAGACGCACAAGCGGTTCCTGTTCATGGAGGGTGCCGCGGTCGGCGGTGCGGTGCTGCATCAGACCGGCATGCGGCACTGTCGGCGAGGCAGCGTCGAGAACTGTGATGAAGGTTATGGGAGTGCAAACGCTTCTTTCTGGTTCGCGACCGGACTCAGCGTGATCGTGTTTCCGGCGGTGGCGGAAGGATGCTGGAAAAGTACGGACGACTGGAAAGGCTGCTATCCCATCGGCTACGTGGGGAGCACGTATCAAACGGTGGTTGGCACGCGCGACTGGCTGGTTTACAATCCGCCGGAGAAAAAGGATTTGAGCAAAGTCGAACTGCTCAAGCATTGATTATCGCCGGCAACCGTTTCACTCCGGCGAGAACGGGTGACGGACAGCTTACCTGTGACGCACAGGAGAGGCTGGGGGCGTCACCCCAAAGATTCGAAAGGAGCATATCGGGTATGGATGAAACCAATCCAAGGCAAGCAAAACATCCGGTTCAGGAAATCGCTGATGCGGTAGGCGGTGAAATCAAGGAAATGGGCAGGCTTCCGGACGGTTCAGGCTTCGCAATTATGTCGATGCCTCTGCCGGAAGACCACTGGATCACCCAGCCAGGGTACAACGTTTCACCGATGCCGTTCCGCATGGGAACGAAAGACCGCGTGGTAATCACGCGCTGGCATTGGTGGAATCGATTCGTCTGGCGGACAGTTCCCAAGCCGGTCCTTGACCGGCAACAGATGGCTGACCGCATCCGCGCCGCGGGGAGATATGCTATCCGCGCATCGACCATGAACGGCAAGGATATGGACTTCGATCCTGACGCGATGCTCCAGAACCTTGTTAATGGAATGCTCGGTTACTGGACCGCGGATGGGTTGAGCGGATTCGCCGACGATAATCCCCAAGAGCGCACGCAGTGGTGCTGCGACGGAGACGGAAAGGGCGGACACCAAAAGCGCTGCCGCTACAACCGCAACAACTATGCGGCATCTCTGGCGGCGCAATCATGACCGCGCAAGTTCGCGATACTTGGACGCGCCAGGCGCGGCGCATGATCGCCCGGATAAAGGCGTGGTCTCTGATGAGCCGGGATAACGCGCTGCGAGATGAGTACGGGTTCATCATTCCCCGGCGCATCCGTCGCAGCATGGCGCTGACGCTCGCGAAAAGGAAAGTCCCAGCATGATCCTGCGATTTGTCGAAGGCGGCGGAATCGATTCGCGCGTGATTCGCTACACCACACGATGCCGCTGGAGCCACGTCGAGGCGATGGGCGGGAATACCGACAATCCGCCGAACATGACCTATGGAGCGATGCTCAAGGGCGGAGTGAAGTGGAGATTCGTAACCGACCCCGTGTATCACCATGCCGTAGCCGTTGAAACCGTGAACATCGCGGCGAGCTCCGATCAGGAAGCGGCCTTCTGGGCTTTTCTGGCAGAGCAGGAATACAAGCCTTACGATGTGCGCGCGATCGTTGGCTTCGGCTTGGGTGAGCGCGACTGGCGCGAGGAAGATAGCTGGTTCTGCTCCGAGTTGCAGGTACGGGCGCTCGAGGTGGCAGGACTCGTGAAACTTCCGGACGATATTCCGGTGTGGCGAATCACCCCGCGGGATGTGTGGCTGCTGCTTGCTGGAAGGAGCGTGTCACAGTGAAAGCTCACTGGCGCTATGCCGTCTACCTCGCAAGACACAAGTGGTTCGTATTCCTCGCCGGCCTGCGGACAGGCGCGCCTATCTGGCGGCTGATTATCCACGATTGGAGCAAGTTCCTGCCCTGCGAGTGGTTTCCCTACGTCGCATTTTTCTACGGTCCGCAACCAGACAAAGCGGAGCCAGACGACCATAAATACTGGGCCGCGAAAGACACGCTGCGACTACGGTTCGACCGCGCTTGGCTGCATCATCAACATTCGAATCCGCACCACTGGCAGCACTGGGTCCTTCGAGAGGATGACGGCGAAACAAAATACCTCGAGATGCCTGTAAGACTTGCTCGGGAAATGGTTGCCGACTGGTGCGGCGCGGGCCGGGCGATCACCGGCAAGTGGGAAGTCTGGAAATGGTACTGGAAGAACAAGGAGAAGATTCTCCTGCATCCGCACACGCGAGATGTTGTGGAAACCCTGATTATGGTCGAGCAGGGCGAAATGGATATGGAACGGTGCGGAGCATGAAACTCCCTTGGACACAACTCATTGAGCACCTCGAGCAGCAGATCAAAGACGAGCGCGAGATGCACGCGAAGGAACTCTCTCGCGTCCTGGACGAGAATAAAAGATTGCAAGACGAGTGCGAACGACTTAGACTCA